CTACTTCTGAGTGTTGGTCTGTCTGACCACGTTCCGCCAGGAAAGTTCCCAGGCCTCGGAAACGGGGAGCTTCCCTTTGTCGCCGGCCTTGTGGTCGTCGAAGTCGATGAGATATTCGACGGGCACAAGATACGATTTCTCGGTTGCGGTGTCGGGGTCAGCCATGATTTACGTCCTTTCGGTTCGACGGCCCTTTAAGGCCCGCCTGGTGTTCTCTGCCGCCGTCACAGGTTCAAGATGGTCGGGGTTGACGCAGGCGCGAATCCGACAGAGATGATCGATCTGCAAGCCCTCCGGTATTGGGCCAACCATCAATTCGTAAGCGAAGCGATGCGCCGATACCCAAACGTGTTCGTCCTGGCGTTTGGCCCAGAAGTTTCCGTAGCCTTGACCGGTGACCACTGCGGTCCAGAGCCAACAGCCCTCAGATCTTTCGACTTTGTCCCAGAAGCGGGCCTCGTCGTCATCAGCGTTTCTCTTGTAATCCGAGAAGGGCTTGCCAGTTCTCCAACGTAGGTAATGAAGCTTGCACCAACCTTTGGCGTAGTAGGACCGATCGCAATCGTCCTCGGTACATTTCCCGTCAATAGGTGATGGCTGCCTGACACGGAAGGCCGGGTCGCCGCCCCGCCTCTGCCACCGCTCGTAATGCATCTTGCACCAGCCCCGAGCTAACGATGAGCGGTCGCAACCCTCAACAGAACATATACGCTTCGCCATGTCGATACCTCCTACAAGGTGTTGACCACGCCCCCGGCTGTTCACGCAGCGCGGGGGCTTTTTTGTTATGCCATCAAATCTTAACGGGATCTATCCACGCTCAATTGCTTCGCCAGCCCTGCGAAGCGTTGCGAACGCTGGCGTATCCGACGAGCCGAATTCCAAATAGACCGCGTAGGGGACATCGGCGACCACCCTTCCTTTCCAGCCGTCATCCTCTTCGACGACGACAGCTTCGATCGAGTCGCGATAGGCGCCGGTAGCAACCGGGGCGCGCTCGCGGGCATACTGGGCGGCTTCCCGCGCTTTGCGAAGGGCGTAGTCCCGAGCTTCCTCGGAATGGGCGAAGGCTTTGTCGAAGTCGGCGTTCGGTTTGTAAAGCATCACCACGGCGGAACGTCCTCTCCGCGCACCCGGGTAAACACAACCGGTACCCGGGTGAAAGCGACCGGGTTGCGGCGCCAGAAGAAGCTGGCGGCCAGCTCGGCGGCGAGGCTATCCACCAAGGCCAGGCCGTCGGTGACGGTCTGGGCGTAGGCCACAGAGAGAGAAACATTGTCGGAAAGCCCGAAGCTGTCACTTTGGGTACGGCCGTAGCTGGCGGCCCGGACCGTCGAATCGGTAAGCCCGAGGCCATCGACGACAGTCCGGTCGTAGGCCGAGGAAGGAGAAACACTGTCGGAAAGTCCCAGGCCGTCAGTAATCGTGACGCTGAAACCCAGAGAAGCGGAGATGCTGTCAGAAAGCCCCAGGCTGTCGGTAACGGGGCGGTCGTAACTGGCAGCCCGGACCGTCGAATCGGTGAGCCCGAGGCCGTCGCTTGGGGTGCGGACCGAGTCGACGACCGAGCTGAGACTGTCAGTAAGACTCTCAGGGTCGGTAACGGTGGCCGTATGGGCGGTGCCGCCCCCGCCCGGGCGGATGGCGACCGTCTGGGCCACCCAGTTGCCAGTGGCCGAAACCGTGAAGGTGCCAGGATCGTCGGAAGTGCCGTTGAGCTGGCGGCGGGCAGAGCCGACCATGACCGAGTTGGCGCCGGTCGTGTTGTCGTCGACACCGTCGGTGTAGCTAGTCGGATAGGTGGTGACGGTGACCGCCCCGGCCGACCCGGCAACGGCGAGCCAAAGCGTATCCGCCGCGCCCCAAGAAGGGGTGAGCGTCGGCGGGTCGGGAGTGGTGCTCGACCCGGTGGCGGCGGTGCCAACCTCCGGTGGGGTGGTCCCATGCCAACCCGAAACCCGGTAAACGTGGGCCACCGCCCGCTTGGAGGCGGAGGTGACGAAGTCGAAAGTGGCCCCGCCGTCCAAAGCGCCGGCAATCCGATAGTACGAGCCTAAGCGGGCCGTGGTCCCGTTGGCCGTGGCGTGAAGCTGCGTCCACCCGGCCGGGGTGGTGACCGTCGCGTCACCGGGGTTAACGAACTCGGTTACAAGCAGCTCACCGACGAGAACGACGGCGGGCATCGCCACCAGATGGGAGGTGGCGGCAATGCTGAAAACCGAAGGGGTGACCGACTCGACTACTGGGAACGCCATTAGCTACCCCTCTCGCCGGACGGGGCGGACATCTCCTATCCGAGGAGGTCGTGGTTCCAAGTAATCGCGAGCGAGTCTCCCGCCGTCTTATTTATGGTCGGTGACAGCAGCCCCCGCGAGATGGTGTTGGCCGCGGTGCCGGCCACGTCGGTCAGCGCAGTCTCGTTAGTGATGACGACTTCTGAGATGGCGTTGGCGGTAGCAACCCCCGCCGCCCACGTCCTTTTCCACTGGATACGACGCGACGAACCGGAAAGCGCCGACGCGGGGAAGCCGGCGTCCATAGCAAGCGACGAACCGGAGACGTAGGTGACGATCGCCGCCCCTGCGCCAGTTTTGGCGACAGCCGTGGTGCCTGTTCCGTATCGCATCCCGGTGACCTGATTAGGAGGAGACGCGATCCCCGCCGCCCGCTCCCCGTAGTACTGGTCGCCAACCTCTGTTATCAGGTTGGGCACCACGTAACACAGCTTGGTTCGGCCCTCCTCGTCGACGAGCACGACTTCGAGCCAGCCGCTGAGGCCGACATGATCCTGAGGCGATCGGCCGTACTGGGCGGCGGCGGCAAGCTGGTCAGATATCTGTACGTCGGATCTCATCTGTTTGTTCCTTTTTTAGTTGACGAACCGGAGGCGGGCCTCGATGTGGTGAGGGCCGCGGGGGGTACGTTCAATGCTGGGGGCGCCGACCACTTCGAACGTGCGCGGCGGAGTGTTGGCGTCGATGAAACGGTCCCGATGGGAAATGACGGCAGTGGGCAGAAGGAACAGTTTCCAATCAGAAATGGCCGTCGCTTCGCCCGTTGTCACTTCGGTCGATTCGGTCTGCTCCAAGCGGTAAGGCACATTGGCCGTGGTGGTGGTAACCGTTTCGGTCGGCTGGTTGTAACGGTCGACGCCGGCACTCCCCACCGTCTGAATCGTGCCCAGCAACGAGAGCAACGAGGCGAGGCTCATGCAACCGCCGGGGGCCGGTAATGATGGCAGATGGCGATCTCTTCCGGGGTCAACTGGACCGGCCGGGTAGCAGACATGGTGGCGAGCCCGCCGGTGGCCTGATCGAAATATTGCACCGAATAGCTCCCGATGCTCTCTTGCGACATGCCGTCAGAGCCGGCAGGCAGGGCAGCGTAGGTGGCGCCAAACTGGAACGCTCGATCGGCGACAGTGGCACACAAGTCCCGCAAGTCTTGGGGGACAACCGTGTACCCGCCGTTGTAGGTGACGACTACCGATTGCGGCTTGTAGACCGCCCAAGTGGTCGGGTAGCCAGACGAGACCCTGCCCAATCTGCCGGAAGCGGCATCGAAGATGTAGTCGGCAGCGACCAGAGCGGTGCCATCGACAACGATCGAGGTAACGCTGTTGACCGGGGTCCAGCGGAGCCAGAGATAAGAGCCGCGCGGCCAGTCGAGCGTCTCAGTGCGAACGGCGGCTTCGATACTCCGTCCCACCTCGCGCTCAATATGTCCCTGAGCGGCGGCGATGAGAGCGGCGACGACCGGATCGGTGTCGCTGGTGAAGTTCCTCTGCCGACGCATCTCAACGTCGGTCTGAGTGCAAAGAGCCATAGTGCCTCCTCAATCCCAGGGTGGGTCGTCGCCGGCTCTGACTCTGGTGAATCCGACCGGAGTCTTGGTGTGGGCCGCCGGGGTCTTCGAATAGCCGGCCGGAGTACGAGCCCAGAAGGTGCTAGGGCCGACGGCGACTACCCCTCCAGTATCGGCGATCGAAATGGTGAGCGGGTCGGAAACCGCTAGCAGCACCGAAAGCAGCACCGATTCTGTGAGAGAGAGGCTGGCGTTGTCGGAGACGGTCGAGGTAAGGAAGCTGGCCTGCGCCTCGGTGAGACTGATAGACAGGGCCTCGACCACTGCCAGGAGCACGTCCACCGCGCTCGCCTCGGTGAGAGAAACCGTGACCGAATCGGAGACGGCGGAGGAGAGAAGCGAAGACTGCGCTTCGGTCAGGCTTACCGTCGCGCCGTCCGTGACAGCACTGGACAGAAAGCTCGTCTGAGTCTCGGTTAGGGAGACGGTGAGCGAGTCGATGACGTCGAGGAGGGCAGCAACCGCCGTCGCTTCGGTCAGCGAAACGGTGAGGGTGTCGGAGACGTCCTTTGCGACGGGCGCCTCGGCCTCCGCCCCCACCTCGCGATATTCGGTGAGAGTTTGGGGGAAGACATCGGCGCCGGGCCGGTTGAGGCGTTGGACGACCCCGGCGCCCCACGAAGCGGTGCTGGAG